TTGCCAGCGGTGCTAACGGAGAACTCGCATGATCGACGGCATCCCGCTCACGTTCGTCTGCGCCGTCTTCGGCCTGCTGGCGTTCGTCGTCTGGCGCGTGCGACGCATCAAAGGAGATTAGGTATGCGTACAATCAAGCTCATCATCGCCATAGTAATGATACTCATCTCGCTCGCGTTACTGCTCATCGCGTTTGCATGGCCCGCCGAGGCGCAGGACACCGCCTGCGACCTGAGCGGGGCAGCGACGATGCAAATCCAGCGTTACAACCCACGCGTATATCGCATGGGAGGGTATATTGTGCCTCGTCGTTCGACGTTTGTAGGTGATGAAATCCTGCGTGCGCCTGAACAATGGAGCGGCACATCTACCTGGGTCGGCTATGAAAATGGTGGGCTAACAGAGGCGCATTTGAGCGCTCCCAGCCTTGCCGCCTTGACGTATTATGATGCGCAGGGTTCTGCGCTGCATTGGGTTGAGATTAAAGCCGATGCTGATGCGGTGTACGTAATGATCATGCCAGCTAATCTACGAGATGGCTATAACTGGCACGGCTGTGTGGCCTTTGAACAGCCACGAGGTGGTACGGTCGAAGCATGGTTAGATAGTTTGGTTGGGTAAGCAATACTTTGTAAGGTTGTTATATGACTACACAACTATTCAGGTCATTGCACTATAGCTGTAATCGAATTGTTGGGGTCATTAACTTGCTATTCGTTGTGGGTATGGTGCTGCGTCTAAATTCAGATCAACACCTAGTAGGGTGGTTAGCACGAGTGTTTGAAGCGGCAACGCCAGTTGATATTACACTGTTTATCAGTATCAACTTTTTATTGTCGTTTCTGTTTATGCTATTCATTAGACGTACTACAATCGGGTATACAATATGGGGCTTGGGTCCCATGTTATTCTATACAGTGGCCTCGATCATACGATTCATTGTAGACACTAACTCGTCTGGAATGAATGTTGTCTTTCCGATTATCATCCTGACGATTGGGATTGCGCTGCTGGCAGTACAACATCTCGCTACGCGGGTTGTTGATAATAGTGCTCAGATTGTAGCAAGAGCCATGAGCAGGGTAATTGATGAACGAACAAGATAACGCACTAATCCAGGCTCTACTGGCGCTCGGTCCATTGCTGGGTGGTGGTACTGTAATCTATCTTCTTAGAAAAGCATGGCCGGTTATCTTGGATGCAGCCATTGGATTGGTTGCATCCTTTGCTAATCGGTCTGCAAGCAAATCGAGTAATTCAAATACAGCGATTTCGGATACCTTATCTCTCGTAGTTGCGTCGTTTACTACGCAAATGCGTGACGTACTACGAGAAGATATGGAGGACCGGCAGCAGTATATTGATCGACTTGCTCGCGTCGAGGCACAAGTAAACACGCTATCGGCGCAGGTTACATCCCAAGCTCAGCTAATTAAGGACTTAGAGCAGGAGCGAGAACATCTGCGGAACGAGCTAAGAAAAGCGAATAGCAGGATTAATTACCTCGTGTCACGTCTGAAAAAAATGGGCGTTGATACTAAGATGATATTGATTGAGATGGACACATGAGCCTGATATGGAAGACTGATATACGGCTGCTCGACCGTATCATACAGACGGCAAATCCATTGGTAGGCGAAGCTGTTTACGATACTGTTGTGGGAATCCGTGAGGATATTCGCAACAATTGGTCTAGTCCATCACCTTCGGCACCTGGGGAACCCCCAGCAGTTGTGTCTGGTCTGCTTGATCGAAGCATACGAATTGATAAGCGCGATGCACAGGGTCGATTTGCATCGGCAACGAACGCTGTGCGCGTTTCTATTATCATTGCTACAGACTACGCTGCTGCGCTTGAGTTCGGGTATGCCCCAAGAAACTTGGCACCAAGGCCATACTTACGGCCTGCCGTCTATCGAGCATCTAAAGCACTAGGCGTGAATATAGCACTGAGGTTCGTATTCAAATAATGCATACAATAGGGATCGTCAACTCAGCAATATTCACTGCGCTATCAGGAAACTCGACACTCAATACTTATGTTGGTGGTCGTTTTTCACCGAATGTCGCGCCGGGTGGGGAAACAGTTCCCTACATCACCTATAGGTATGCTTTTGGCGGTGAACTGAACAATACGCCAAAACCTGCCTTTGAAATTTTTGTTGACATCGTAGGGGTAGCTGACACCCAACCAAAGGCAGCAGTAGCGGCTGGATATATACGGGACATCCTTAAAAATGTGCTACCCGTTTTCCCTGCCGCAAGCGGGTATCAACCCTGGGGGACCGTTAGAGAATCGTGGCCTATTCAGAACACGATGGAAGTTCAGGGGCAACCGTTTTGGGAAGTCGGAAGTACATACAGATTTCGCGGATACCTTCCGTAAAATTGCCAGGAGTGGAATACAATGGCTGTTAATGATCGTTTTACCGGTGAGGACCTCGTGGTGGAGTTTACTCCATCGGGTGGCACTGTTGCTACCATTTCGGGCGACTTCACCAACTTTGCTATGAATCGTACTCAGGATACGGTTGATGTCACGGCTGGCGCAGAAGCGGAGCGCTCGTTTTTGACGACCAAGAAATCACTTGACTGGACGCTTAGTGCGTTCCTGGGAGATGATGATCTTGCTGGAACTAATCTCGTTGAGGGCTTAACCGGTCTGATGGCCGTTTACCCGAAGGGCAAGGTTAGTGGCGAGCCTATTCGAAGCTTCACTGCTATCATCACGGGTCTGAATGAGTCTTATCCGTTTGATGGGGCTGTTGAAATCGAAGTGTCCGGGGTGCGTACCGGCGCAATGATTAATGATATTGGGGATACGTACACCCCGTAGGAGAACTAAATGTCTAGCGAACTTACTGCAACGTTTGACTTTTCGGCTTGGCGTATGCGTGATTACATCGCCTTTATGAAGCTACAATCTGGTTCAGGCGATCCCGGAGAGAAAATTGATGCACTCATGAAAATGGTTTCCACTGCTATTGTTGAGTGGGACCTCGCAAGTGATCCGCATGATATTGAATCATTTGCTGATCTGACCATGCAAGAATGGGCTGCGGTCCTGAACCTGTTTGGTGAGGCTATCAGCAAATCGTTTCAATCCCAAGCAGAATAACTTTTCGCAAAGTGTATACCTAAGTCTCCAATACGGAAAACAGCTTAGTGCTGAAGAGTGGTGGCGGCTTACGCGTGTAGACTTAGCAAGTGAGTACGGCTGGACACTGGAATACATCGACTCTCTACGAGTAGAAGATGTGGGAGACATTCTGGCGGTAAGTCACGCCAGGGCGCTGAAACAGGAGAAGGGTAGACCGAAAGCTACGGGTAAATCCGGCAAGTAGGTCTACCTATGGAGAGGCCACAATGACCCAAACAATTGCATATCTTGAGGCCGTTGTGGGGGCTGATATTACCTCATTTCGACGCGGAATGGCAGAGGTTAGAAACTCTCTGCTTGATGTGGGTGGGCTAAGCTCATCTCTGCGTACTGTGGGCACGTCGCTCACAATGGGTATTACTGTCCCTCTGCTCGGCCTTGCAGCGGCCTCTGTTAAGACGTTCTCTGACTTTGAGGCCGGTATGCGCAATGTTAATGCTATTGCGCAACTAGGTAATGATCAGTTCGAAGAGCTTTATCAGAGAACGCTTGATCTCGGTGGTACTCTACGAGAGGGACCGGCTGGTGCTGCTGAAGCACTGTATACCGTGTTCAGTGCAGGCTGGACTGACGTAGCCGGAGCAATGGACATCGCGACTATCTCAGCACATACTGCTGAAGCTGGTCTTGCAGATTTACAAACAACCACTGAGGCACTCGTATCTGCAATGCTCGCGTATGGAGCATCGGCTGATGAGGCACAGTGGTATTCTGATGTTCTAACGCGAACCGTCGCGTTAGGTGTTGGTGAGATGAATGACTTTGCCGGATCGCTTGGCTATGTCATGTCATCGGCATCTACACTCGGTGTTAGCTTTAATGAGGTTGGTACTGCGCTTGCCTATATGACACAGCGTGGTATGCCCGCTAGTCGTGCGGCTACCTCATTGAACAACGCCTTTAATAAACTCATTGCCCCAAGTGATGCGCTAAAAGAGGTTTTTGATGAATTAGGCGTATCTACCGGGCAAGAGCTTATTGATAATATGGGGGGCATTCAGTATGCCCTGCAAGCAATTATTGAAGCGGCTGATGGCAACAGTGAGCTTTTAACAGACCTATTTCCAGATGAGCGCGGTCGCCGTTTGATCTTTCAGGCTGCTGCTGACATTGATGGATTCAATAAGGTCTTCGCTGAATTTAATGCTGGGCTGGAAGGTGCAACCGAAGCTGCACGAGCACAGCAGATGGAATCGTTTGCTTTTAAGGTAGACCTACTGGCTTCGTCGGTTAAGAAATTCTTGGCCGTCATCGGTCGTAACGTTGCTGGGTCCATGGAGCCGCTGATAGCTGGACTCACTGAAATGTTCTTGGGTCTATCAGAAGTAGACCCGGCTCTGTTGTCGGTTGCCGTTAGTGCAGCGGCAGCGGTTGCGGCGGTTGGTCCACTATTGTGGGTGGTCGGTGCGTTACTTACTCCCGTTGGTCTGCTTACGGGTGCAGTTGTTGCACTTGGTACAGCGTTTGCTAACGACTTGGGAGGTATTCGAACCGGGGCGCTTCAGGGTCTTACACAGGCCGCAGAGTTGATCAGACGAATTGTCTACACACTAGGGCTGACTCATTCTGATGATGCAACTAAGCTTTATGTTATTGCAAATCAGATTGAGGGATTCCTTAATATTGATACGGCAGGCAATCCCGCAATTGCTTCGGCTATCTCAAGTCTTGCGAATGCCATCGCTGAATTCTTGGTGGTCGTACCGGCGCAGGTCGGTGATACTTTCCGGGCAATAGGTAATGGAATCTCAGAGGCTTTTGCAAGTCTTGCATCAGCCGAAACAGGTAATATTCAGACGCGTCTAATCGAGCTTATCACCTCGATCATTGAGGTAGCAACCTCGGTTGTGTCTTTTGGTCTGACTACCCTCGAACAGGTATTCGGGCAAGTGCTACCGGATATTGCTGAGGCTATCAGTAACATTATCGGTGTACTAAACTCTGCGCTGGCCGATGGGAATACGGATCAGCTTGTAAACTTTGCCCTGGGGCTTGGTGTTTTCATAGACTACCTAGTGGGTGTGTTTACAGGACAATCGGCGGTACGACTTGTGCAGTCGGCTCTAATTGAATGGTTGCCAAGACTTCGAACCGTTGTCACTAGATTTCTAGGGACGGCTATTCGTGTTGCATCATGGCTAACGTTCCTGGACTTCCTAGGCAATCTGGCTAAGATGTCAGATGACCCTGCGTGGAAAGACACATCATGGCTTGAGAGACTTGGTGGTGCTCTGGTCCAGACTGCATCAGATGTTGCATCCTGGATGGGTATCGACATCTCACCTAATGAGATTATCGGTAACATCACCTACATGATTGATCAAATTGACCGAGCACTTCTCGCTGCTAACAATCTGATTAGGTACTCGATCGAGAAATTTGC